ACAATGGTGATTAATTATACTTAAAATTTTAGTTTGTAATAAAATCAATAATACTAATGAAAATTATACTATCAATATTACCAGTAATGTTTATGTCACTGATATTGCTACTCATTTCACCAATGAAATTATCACACCGTTTCGCCTGTAGTATAGAAGCAATCGTCTATGCACTGGTAATTTTATATACCTTGATACTCATACTAGCAAAAGAAGGTGATATTTATGTAGAAGGTTATAGTTTACGTTAGGTTTTGTGGTTATATAGAAAGTATGTCTAAATGATATCTATTTTAAAAATGTGTATTTTAATATTTTTCCATATTTGGACCTCTTGTATACCCTTTACAATCTTCTATTTCTTTAGTATCTGTACGCCATATAAGATCCCAGGAATCAGCAATTTCAGGGTTTGGATACCAATTAAGTTGATTCGGAGTTACAAGTCGATAAACCCCTCCAGTTTCCCTAATATCGTTTTTATTACACTTAACAGGTGAACCAACAGGAATTAAGGGTTCATTTCCAATTTTAAAGACTTCACGTTTTTCTTCATCAATATCGTATGAATATATGGTATTCGTAGGTTCTAAGTCTGGGCCACCATTTTCTGTATCCTCCCATATTTTCTTCCCATTTTCTTTTATTAACCACCCTGGACCATAAGCAGGTCTATTATACTGGATGTGTAGTTTACCCACGGCTTGGTTAGATTGAATGGTAAATAGTTTAGTATCCTTAGGCGCACTACCTTTTTTCCATGCCCCTAAATAACCAGCTCTATTAATCTTATGATCTGGGGGTTTATGTAATTCAATATCATTATTTGTAACTCGCTTTATAAACTTATAATTATAATCATACAACTCTATATAATATATATGCGCATCGTAATCCGAATGATTATTTTTGTGGTTAACTGTAAATTCGTATTCAAAAAAATCTGGTGACGATGGGGCTGGGGCTGGGGCTGGGGCTGGGGATTTCTTACCGGTACCAGATTTAGTAATGTGTCGAATCAATAAAGCCGCACAACTTGACATAACACACAAAAATCCAAGAACACCGAGTATTATATATATTCGGTCAGAATTGTTATTATTGTTACTCATAATAACCTTATAATAGCTATATATTATTTTTATACACGGATTAATACTTCTTTGTATAAAAATGATTAATTATATTTTATTTTTTACTTACCACACCCGCACGATTTAGTAGAATTTTTTGTAGTTACACCGTTAAGAATATACGCGGTAACTACTATAGCTGTTATCATTAAAATTGTATTTGTCTTCATTTTTACTTATTAGAAATATTATTTTTTCATCTAAGTGTACTTTTTGAAGGTGACGTAAACGTGTTACCAAATCGATTAGATATTTTTCTCTTTGTTGATTCTCGTCTAAGCACATTCGTTTCTTTAGTTAAAAGTTTTTTCTTTTGTTCATTTAATTTTTCTCGTTTTACCTTCAATCTTTCTAATTCCATTCTCAATTTACCCTCTTCTTTGCGTATTTCCATTAAAATCTCATCAATGCGTTTAAGTTTTTTTTCTATACTCAGTGTATTTTTTGGCGACGACGTTTTATTAGACATCTTACTTTACAAAAACATTTTATTTTTTCTTAGGCTTCTTAGTAGCACTCCCTTTACTATTTGGAGATTTGCTAGCCTTTTTCTCAACACGCGCACTGCGACGAAGTTTCAATGTCTTTTTAATCCCATAAAGTGGAGATATTGCACCCGCTTCTGCTGCCAATCTTCTCGAAACACCTCGAAGATTCATTGCGTTTTGCGCATTTTTAGCTTCCTGACCTACACGGACTCTTCCTTCCCCCTTATTATTTTTAATAAATTTCAAAGAAGATTTATTACCTCTTAACTCAGTACTATTACCTCTAGGAAATCCCAGTGTCTTAATTACACCAACAATTTCTTTTTGTATAGACGTTAATGGTGTATTAGCAGAACCAACACTACTACGTCGAGATCGAGATGATTTTGATTGTGAACGCGTTTTCATGGATGACGGAGAAGGTGATTTATACATGGAGAAATTCATGAGAGATGCTTCATTGTTTTTGTTTAATGCATTCCTCTGTTTCTGCAACGCAGCCAATCTCTTCTTTAAAATTGAATTCGGACTTGGTGTTTTAGTTGGATTTTTACTTAAATTTTGTCTAGCCTGATTAGCAATTGCATTAGTAACCTCTTTTATAGAAGCATTTAGACTTTTCTTTTGATTATCTTTAGTGACCATTCTATACTAATACTTACTATTTTAATTCGGTCTGATAAAAAATGTAAACGTATAATAAATGAACCAGGACCAACAAATATGGGTTTATGATAAATTATATGGTATAGCAGAAGGTAGCTTACGAAGAATAACAATAAGAGAACTACGAAAAATGATACGATTAATACGGAGAAACAATAGTATTTTACAAAACCTCTCACAATCCAATTTAAACAGGTATATCAATACACAGGGGATATATGGTATTTCAGTACTAATGATACTAAGAACGCCTAATATACGAGAACAAGAACGTATTCAAACTGATTGGGTAAATGCAGCACGATACGCTATTACATTACATTCTAATAATAACAGTAACAGTAATAATACAACAACCATAAATTCAAAAAGATCGAGTGGTACTAAATTATCAACACCAACGCGTAAGAGATTAAAAAAAACACCAACAACACCACAATCCAAACTAAGAAAAAGTCCTAAAAAATGAAACCCCAAATATTTATATAGAACACTTTTTATTATCGTGAGTTTCAGTCACCACAATAAAAATTGATTTACCATTTTTTTGTTTTACGTTCATCGTCTTCTTCTACTCGTATAGCATATTTAGATTCTTTGTTAAACTTATCGTAATCGATCTCTTCACCGAAGATACCCGTTAAGAATTGTTTAATGGGGTTTATATTGGATTTAGTATTAGATTTTTTTAATTTTTTAATTTCAGTATAAGAGGTATATTTGGGTATTTTCTGTGTACCCCCTTTATCTTTTTTACATGTAACTACGAATCTCGGATTACTCAGTGCAACTATCATTTGTATTATTACAACTTTTTTCTTTAGTATCCTTTAAAAGTTCAAGGCGTTCTTTCTCCAACTGGTTAAGAACTTTTATGTACGCCTTTTCCTGACGACCATATGCCGTAGAACAATGACCACGTGTTCTCTCTATACGTATTTCTATATCATGGAGTCGCGTAGACTCGTTTTCCATAGAAATAACGTTCGTATGTATACGTCTAAATGTATTTGGTCTGGGAAAAATGGTAGATGAGAGAGGGGGTCTCAACATACTATTGTTTCCCATTTTTTATTTCCTTATCCAATACATAACCGAGCCACATACCCGTACCAACTCCTACACCTGCACCCGACATACACGTTAATGCGAGTACACCCAATGCAATACTTTTAGATTTATTCATATACATATACATTATGTTATTTTTCCTCGTGTTTATCGAACCATTTTTGTGTCCCCATGTACGATCCTAAAAAGGAGGCTAATGTCATTGAAGTAATTTTTAAGAATAGTTCTTTCATTCTTTTATTCTTAAAGATTCCTAATTTTTAACCTCGTTTCGTTATCTTTACCCAGTGTTCGTTTCGTATAAATATTTGCAGAAACTGTTGTCACTATAGAGAGGAAACCCATGTACCCTTGAGTAAACGTAATTCTTCTCATTACTATTATTTCTTATTATTTTTATTCATACCAAATTCCTTTTTCAACGCTGTACTCGTAGTTTTTTTAATATAATTCGATTTTTTTAGTGCTGCTATTCTGTTAGCATAGTTTTTATTACGTCCAGGTATTTCCTTGCGTAACCTTCGAAGTTCGGATTCAATAAACTTCTCCTTTTTTTCTAATTTTTTCATATCATTTTCAACTATTCTCATGTTCTTATGTATAGCTGTTAGTTCTTTTTGTACCCTACGACGCTCATTCTTTGTTGCCACCAACTTACGTAATTTATTCGCATTCGCAAGCCCGTTAACTAAACCCATATGTAATTTATAAAGTAGTGCTTTATCGTTCTTGGTTTGCTTATTGTGTAATACCATATTAGCTAATATTTTTTGGTTTATACTTCTTGATGACATTAGTACTCTATATTTACATTACATTTTAATTAAATAGCCAACATCCACAACATCTCTTTTTTGTGTCCTGGTCAACTGGTTTGGTAGGTCTGTTTATTCTTTTATCGATAAGTTTTGGGACGTACAGAAATGGTAGCATGTACAACATCCTTAGTATTATTTAGAAAGTAAATGGTGGAAATATTCACAAAACTTTTTTAGTTTAGGGTCAATTTCACTCAACCATTTGCTCTTATCCCGTTTAATCGAATACCCAATTCGCGAATCGTTATACTGTTCGATAAGCTCACAATTATCAACGTCCATCATTTCCATATACGTTTGACACTGAATCTCCTCGTAATCACGAACAGTTTTAAATAAACTTCTCGATCTATTTTTAATCTCGACAATCGTCTTATTACCATTATAATCATGTCTTACTCTATCAATACGACCAACGATTTCGTATGTAGTACCTTCGAGAGAACAAATTGGATACGTATAAAAGTTTTCATCAACTTCAAGATCGCTATAATTATCAGCCGTTGTATCCTCGTGTCTTGTTCCATGGTTCGTATACAAAGTCTTACGTAAATAATCAATCGCATACTTTTTATCATCGCCTCGTAATTTAGAATATAAATCAACTTGGTTAGAAACAGCTTTGAATTTTCTCTCGACATCGGATGAATTAAATGATTTATACGTTTCCGTATCTTTCAAAATATTTGCCGAAAAATTACACTTTTCAATAGCTTCGAGTGCGCGCTGATCCTTTGTTTTACCTTGAAACGTCTCCGGTTTATATTTGCTCCAAAGGTTATCGATAATCTCAGCGGGTTTCTTGTATTGATTTTTACCAATAATTGCAGCAACATCAGATGCTTTAATAACAACTCTATCAACACCAATATCATTCATTCCCCATTTTTTATCACGCATAACCGGATATACTTTACCACACGCACGCGCATCGTTCAGGGCATCGTGCGCGCCGTCAAACTCTTCCCCGAAAATGTGATCGTATAAGGTAATCAATTTGTGATTGTGTAACGTAGGATAAATAGACCGTGCCATATCCAACGTATCAACAAACGTAACTTCATCAAACGGTTCTGTATCAAAACCCCGACGGTAACATTCAGAAAAGAATACGTTCTCGTCAAAAAGAGAATTGTGTGCGACCAATAATTTAGTATCTCTCGTAGCTTCCTTCAGAGAAGCATAGAGATACCCAAACGGTTGTCCGTTTTCTTGCGCGTACTCCTGTGTAATCCCATGGACATGTGTTGCAGCAACATCAAATGTATCAGGGTACACGGTACCGTGATAAGAACCAATCTCTTCACCCTTATTATTATATTTAACGAATGCTAAGGTTAACATTCGACACTTATCAAATTTATGAACATTATCAACTGTTGCTCTTTCACCTTTACGTGTTTTAGGGAGACCGATAGTCTCCGTATCCCAGGCAATATAATTCATTGTATTTTTTTAGGTTGTTTTCTTTAAATGTAATTTCTAACTTAGGTTTATTTTGTTAATATAATATATAATGGTAAATGCATTTAATAGTCCACCTAGAGCGACGAAAGAAGATAAAGATTTTTCAAAGCAAGTAGATAAATATACCAAAAGATTAACAAATTTTATCAAAAAACAACCAAAGAAAAAATTATTAAAAGTACGATCAAGAAGAGCAACCGTAGAATCACGGGGCATTGCTCCACCGCATAGAACGGAATACACAATTACTCGATTAGAAAAAATGACTAATGATCTTAAAAGTAAAAATTTTGAGGCAGAAAAAAGACTACGTAAGCGTGTACATTTAGAACAAAAAAGAATGAGAGAAGAACATAGACAGTCATTAAATTATAATAGTAATAATGAAACTTTAACACGCGACGCGAAAAGGCGTGCAAAAGTAATGCAAACTAAATGGAAAAAACAAAACGAAAATCTTAATACACGAAAAAGGAAAAACGATTTGGATAATGAAAAACAGATAGAATATAAAAAAAAGTTTTTAAATATGACTCAAAAGCTCAATGAGCAACTCCATTCAAGATTAGTATCTAGATCTGATAAAATACAAAACGTTGTATTATCTAGAAATAGTAGTGATCCTATAAACCTAAAACCTTTTAAAAACGGTGAAATCATTTTAAGTACGGGAAAACCTGGACAATATTTTAGTTTAAACTCATTTGAAAAATTATTAAAACGTCAAAAAACACAACATCAAAATACAGGTGTTCGAAAAGTTGAAGAAATAAAAAGTCTCGCTGAAAATAATAGATCTAAGAACACAATCGTATACAAAATGAACCCACTCAATCGCCAGGCAATACATGCAAAAAACGTAAAGTTTGTTCGCGCAGTCATTAAAAAATAAAATATGAGATAATATAAATGAGTTCGTCTTCACGTAAAAATAATACTAAAAATACAGCTAATTCAGAATCAGTAAACAACAAAAATCATTTAAGAAGAATATACGAAAAACAGAAAAGAATAATAAGAACTTTAGAAAATAGCACGAATCTTATAAATTCTGATTTAAAAAAACTTTATGATACTTTACGTAAAACCGCAAAAAATTATGTTAGACTAGTGGCACTTAAACATAAGTTTGACTTTTACGGACTTTATACAGGTGATATTATAAAAACGATAACTCTATGTGGAGAAGAATATGAAAAAATGGCTTTAACAATGAATGATCTTTCAAAACAAAGGGAAGTGATATATAATACTTTACTATTGTATATTCAAGATATAGAGTATACGACATTAGTAAAAAATTCAAACATTGATAATACACGCGCACTTGTTGAAACTTTGCATAAAAATTATACAAAAAGGAAAACCCAACAAATACGACAGAATACGACAATTCAGAAGCAGAATAACACTAACCGACCAATTAACACAATCCAAAATTCTTTAGAATTTAGTAACAAAAATACTAATAGTCGTCGATAAAAAAATAGGTAACAAAAACATTTTTTATATTATTACACACTTAACAATATAAAAAAGTCAAAAACTATTTAAAATTTTCTAAGAACCGTCGACCTATCATAAACCACGCAACACTCATAAAAAATATTTCACCCTCAGTATCCATCTACTGTACTAGGGTAAAATAATATCACTATCACTTATACACTGATCAAAACTATCGAACGCATCACTAAACTTTCGTAAATCGGATTTTTTACGATTTTTTAAATCACACGATGCTACCATTTCATACACTACACTCCCGTCAATGATTTCCTCTTCGACGAGTATGTCTTTCAAGTGTTCGAGCTTAACACGGTAAGTATTTAAAAGTTCTTTCACTTCCGTATAACACCCTTCAACTATATCATGAACCTCAATATCAATATGATTCGCTGTGACTGGGGATATAATATCCGGGTTAATATTCATTTTACCTATAGTTTCACTCATACCATACGTGGTTACCATTTCACGCGCTATATTAAACGTTTGTTCAAAATCACTAGATGCGCCTGTAGTAACGTGTTCTCTTCCATAGACGATTTCTTCGGCGGCGTGTCCACCGAGTGCGACCTTAATTTGTGATAAAAGGTAATCTTTAGTATACATACCCACATCGTCCGTCGATGGTTGGAAATATGTTACACCACCCGTGTCACCTCTTGGTAATATACTCACTTTACGAACCTCGTCGTATTCTTGCATAAGTACACCAATAATGGCGTGTCCCGCCTCGTGGTATGCAACTCTCGCTTTACGTGCATTGGAAACAGCTCGATTTCCTTTTGCACCGACAACTATTCTTTGGTATACATCTTCGGTTATTTCAGGTGTTATTATACCATCTTTACCATCCCGAACCGCACGTATAGCGCACTCGTTCATGAGGTTTGCAAGATCGGCTCCCGAAAACCCCATTGTCTGTTTAGCAAGGTCGCGAAGACTTACACCCGCACCGAGAAGTTTATCCTTGGTGTGTACCTTAAGTATCTCCTCGCGTCCGTGAACATCGGGTAAAGAAACATGTATTTTACGATCGAATCTACCGGGGCGCAATAGAGCATCATCAAGTATATCGATACGGTTTGTTGCACCTATAACAACAATTTCCGTCTCGTTTTCGAAACCGTCCATCTCTGTTAGGAGTTGGTTAATCGTTTGTTCACGCTCGTCGTTAGCTGCGAACCCATTCATACTCCTTTTTTTACCAATCGCATCAATTTCATCAATAAATACAATACACGGTTGGTTTTCGCGTGCCATTTCAAACACGTCGCGGACCCTTTTTGCACC